AAAATTATCAATAAATATACAATAAAAATTAATTTATACAATTTCATTGATAAAAAATAAATTCCATTTTAACAAATTAAAAAAATTTTATTTTAGAAAATTAAAAAAAAAATTCCATTTTAACAAATTAAAAAATTCCATTTTAACAAATTAAAAAATTTAAAATTAAAAAAAAAATTCCATTTTAACAAATTAAAAAATTTAAAATTAAAAAAATATTTAAATATTTAATTTATTAAAGAATTAAATTTTAATTTAAGTCATATATAACCCCATATGAACAAATCACAAAAACAAATTTTAAAAATTTTACAAGAAACTTAAGCACATTTTTAAAAAAATTAATAAAAATTTTTTTAAAATTCAATTAAATTAATTAAATTAGAATTTAATTTTAAATTAAATTAAAGTACTTAAAAATAAAATATATAGTATATATATAAGAAAAATGCAGAACTCCCAAAACCCAACCGAAAAGAAATTTAAAGCGATTAATGATAAAACTTTAAAAAATCATAGTGAAAAGAACACTATTCAAAAAAAATTTAATCGTAATTATTCAGTATGTCAATATTTAACAAATAATGAAGATATTAAGGAAAAATTAATATTAATTTTTCCACATTTTAACGAAGTCATTAATGATAAATATGAAGTAAATTTTAATGATGATAGTAATATAATGAAGATAATATTTTATTATGATAAGGAAGTTAAGAATAAGAAACTTTTAAATTTAGAATTATTAAAATTTTTAATAAATTTAATTTATTATCAAGAGGAAAAACCCACAGGATATCATCATGACTTAAACAAAATTTTTTATTTATCTTATCATTTAATTAGTAGAGGTTTTAGATGTCCATTTAAAATTTTAACAAATAATACTTTTAATTGTGATATAGTTGATATAAGAAATTTTTACAATTATATTATTAAAAATATGTATATTGATAATTTTGAAAAAGATGTATATACAGTTAAAAAAAATATTGGTTCTTGTTGTTGTTGTTTAGAAGAATATGAACATGATGGTTTTTATATTAAATGTCATTGTAGCGTTGAAATATGTTCAAATTGTTTTAATAATTTAACACCTAGGAGATGTCCAATATGTAGATATATGGGAATTTATAAAAATAATAATGCAGAGAGAGATATAAGTTTTAAATATAACCATCAAACAAAAATTTTTAAAACAAGTAAAGAAACATGCGAAGAAGATGTTAAATTATTATTTTATAATGTTGATAAAAAAGAAATTGAAGAACATTATTATGATGTAGATAATGACAATGATTTAATAGAACAATTTTATGAAGATATAGACGACAGATGTATATGGTATAACTCTAATTTTATTACTGATAATATATTAGATATTTATAAAGGAATTATAGATAGCGAGATGGTGAGAACTTTTCAAGATAATGAAAAATATGAAATAGTAGCGAAATTATTGGGCTTTTCTCATTTATCAACCGAAGAAATAAGACAGAATAAAAAAAAATTTTTTAATAATGCGGTAGCTATTGAAGATGAAGGCTATAAAAGCGTTTTTAATTTAGAGTATTATAAAGGAATATGTGAAAACACCAATAATAAACATGAATATAATATTATTTCTAGAAATGATTATTTAAATGATACATTATTTAAAGAAGAAGAAACAACACTATTAATAAACGATGACTTTATGAATGATTTTATGGATGCAATAATAGGATAAAGAAATTAATAAGAAAAACCCTTTTAATTATAATATAAGTTTATATATTATAATTTATTATCTAACATATATTTAAATATGTCGTTTATTAAAGATTTAAAATTTGGATTAAAATATGAACTTGAATTTTTAAAATATATTAATTATGATACTTTTGAACAATCTAAAGGAAATTTTAAAGATTATGATTTATTAATAACTAAAGATGATATAGAAACAAAATATGAAATTAAAAGCGATAGACTAGCATATAAAACCAATCATATATGTATTGAATATGAATTTAATTTAAAACCATCAGGAATAACAACAACAACTTCAAATTTTTATGGGTATTTTATAATAAAAAATAATTGTCATGATGTTTATATAATTCCTACAAATTATATAAAAAAATCTATTGAAGATAAAAAATATAAAAAAGATATGTCAGGAGGAGATGGAAAAAAAGCAAAATTTTATTTATTTGATTTAACAATTTTTAATGAGTTTTTAATAAAATGACTTAAAGATATAAAAATGACGAAATTGGGAGTGGTTACGAATTCGGCAGTGGTTACAAAATCAAGGGTGGTTAAAAAAGTTTTACCAGTTAGAATAAGTTTTACCAGTTAGAATAAGTTTTACCAGTTAGAATGATGTTTTACCAGTTAGAATGATATTTTACCAGTTAAATAGCTTATTTTTTATAAAAAAAAATTATCATATATATTATATACATGCCTATACCAGCTGATACAGATTTATATCAAGAAGCAAGAGATTTTATTAGAAGTAGATATAAAAAAAACTCAGCTTTTGCATCAGGTGCAATAGTGAAACACTATAAACAACAATTTAAAAAGAAGTATGGAGATGAAGAAAACCCATATATTGATGATAAATCTCCAAAAAATCTCAAAAGATGGTTTAAAGAGCGGTGGGTTAATATTAATCCATTGATGGGAATTCTAAAAGACTCAGCATATCCTGTTTTTCGCCCAACTTATAGAGTAAGTAATAAAACACCAACATTATATCAAGAAATACCAAAATCAAATTTAATAAAACAACACAAATTAAAACAAAAATATAAAGGAGAACATAATCTACCAACATTTGAAAAAAAATCACCATAAAATATTCCTACTTAAATTATTTGCACTATATCCGTCATCTTTCCAATTTCCTTTCATTCCTGCAGTCCTAGTTAAATAATTATTACGACGGACAGGATTTTTATGTTTCAAAAAGTCTTCATATCCAATTTGACCAAAATTAACAATTTTTCCTTTAGGATTAACAATACTATATTTTTTATTCTTTGTTTTACTTCTATATAAAATTGCATCTTTACCATATATTTTAAATGCTTTTTGTTGGGCTTCTCTAGGATTTGAATACATCCATATATCATCATCTTGTGGAAATCTTTCTTGAAAATTCATATATTATATTATTATAACATATAAATTTTTTTTTTTAATGAAATATACTATTTCTAATAAATACTTTTTGTTCTTTAACATTAACATCAAGTTTTTTTAATAGTTCTTCATCAACAGGTGGAGCATCAACAATATTACCTTCTATATCCACTACTTTACCATAATCAACTTCAATTTTATCATTATCTATAATTTTTGTTTTATTATCTAAACATATTGCACCTTTAACACCTAAATATTCATTTATTTCTCTTTCTTGTTGAGCTGTTAATTTTACAAATTCAATTTCTTCACCTCTAAATTCAAAAATAGGTTCTTCATTTTTATCTTCCATTCTATATATTATTATATTAGAAAATAATTTTTTAAATATTTTTTAATTATTTTTTAATTATTTCTATATATTATTTTTTAGATTCTTCATTTCCTAATTCTAAATCTTCTTCTCTTTCAATTTCAACATCTCTTATAACTTTAATACAACAACAATCAACAGATTTGCATTTACTTTTATAACATATTCTACCAACTCCTAATAATAAACCTATAACGCTAGTAATTAAAAAACTCCAAAAAACTTCACTTAATTCTTGACTCATATATATTAAGATGGTAAAAATAATAATTCTTGTGTTCCATTAATTGTCATAATACCAAATTTAGACACAGCAAACTCAACCGAATTAATAGTTGAATTTGAATTACTCCCAATGGCAAAAGCCAATATTAATTCACTTGGTAAGAATGGTCCAACATTAGAACCAACAACATTTGAAGTTTCTAAATTAATTAATGTAGAACCATAATGAAAAGGAGTTGGACAATCACCACTTAAATTTTTATACATAAAATATCTTGTATTTGCTATTGGTTGAATAGATTGATTAAAAATAAATACTCTTTTACTATGATAAAAAGTTGAATCACCTGATTGAGGTTGAGTATAACAAACAATAAAAGGACTATTATCATTACTTGTTGTTAATCCATTAAATATTGACATATATAAACCCAAAACATTAGAAACAGTCATTGAAATATTAGGACCTATATACCAATTGATTTTATAACCAGCAGTAGTATTTTTAAAATACCATGAAGGAGTAAAAGCATATTGTTGTGCAATAGTTGTTGTGGGTGCTGATGGAGGTCTTCCATCCGCATAAATACCAGCACTAATATATTGATTATTTGTAGTGGTTTGTTTTATTTGTAAATTTCTTAAAGTAGTTTGTAAAGAAACATTATTAAATGTTAAATCTGTTGCACTTAAAATACTTTCATCTGCTTGTGTAGTAATAGTTAAATTATCACTTAAAATAGCGGTTTGTATTGTAGAAGGATTAAATTGTCCACTTTCCCATGTTAAAATTGGTTGTGGTAAATTAACTAAATCAGTGCAATCAATTATTCCTGTTCCATCAATATTTGTTGTAATTTGCCCTAATTGTGTACTTAACCCTGTTAAATAATATGTAATACCAACCTGCATATTTACTGTATTTTGTAAAACTTGAACAGGATTCCCCACACCTGCAATATTCCAAGGTGGTTGATTAATAGGAGAAGCAAAAACAACAACCACATTTGTTGAAATTGTTATATTAGGTAGATTAATTAAAATTGGCGTTCCTTGAGAACTTTTATCTACATTAAATTGTGTAGTAGTTAAAGTTTCAGTAGTATTTGTTTCCAAAACTTTTATTGGTGCTTGTGTTGAACTACTATGCCAAAATTGATGACCTCCATCTCCAGTTCCTGAAGCATTCAAAAATTTTAAAGAATTAGTTATATCTTCTGTATAGTGATAATGTCCTAAATTTGTTCCTGTTGATGTTGTTGGAAAAGTTCCAGTTAAACCAGTTGTTCCATTAAGATTTGAACCTAATATAGATGGTAATGTAAGATTAAAATTAGTATCATTATAATTAACTCCAAAACTCATATATATATTAACATTATATTTTTTTTTTATCCAAAAGAAAATGTAAAAGGACATATTTGAACTGCTAATTGTGCACCTATACCATTTAATGGTGGATATACATAAAGTGCTACATTCTGTGAATTATCATTAGCAGTAAAAACTGATACATATGCTCTATATACTTGAGTGTATTGAGTATTAGTTGGATAATATAAAACATTACTTACAAAAGTTTGTCCGTATTGATTTATTTGACTTACCGTTGTTGTATTAAAAGGAAAAGAATACTTTGCTATTGATTGGAGAGAGTTCCAAATACCGAGTAAAATTGGATTTTGTGCACCATTAGAAATACTACTTGCATCACTGGTAGTACCTCCCCAAGTAGGGCTTAATAGTTGGAGATAAGCATTATTATTACTATAAGAGTTTTGTGGATTTGGTTGTGCCGAAAAAGAAAAAGTTGCTCTACCACTTGTTGATAATGAAAAAACAGATTTTCCAATAACCCCAGTTTGATAATAAGAATTACTATAAGTATAATAAGCACCACCTTGAAGTAAAATGCTAATTGGACCGAGTGGAACTGATTGAGTATTATTATAAACAAAAGAAGTTATATATCCTATTGTAGCAAGTTGAGTTGAAGTTGTATTAAAAGCAGTTTGAGTTACCGATGTTGTAGGCACTTGTGAAAAACTATTTATTCCAGTAAAAGCATTATTACCACTTTGAGTAACATCACCACTACCTTGTGATGCTATTGCTTGATTAACATAACTTATAGTCGATACTGCGTTTGATGATGCTAAAGGGTATGTCTGTGATGGTATAATTATATTATCATTACAATTTAGACCAGTAGAAGTAGTTGTTAAAGAAGTTGAATTAGCACCACTCGATAATGTTAAACTCCCTCCTGTTATTAAACCACTTGCGTTTAATGTTGAAACATTAGCAATACCATAACTATTCATATCCAAAGTGTTATAAATATAAAAACCAGTAGATAACATATTACATATTGTAGTTAAAGGACTGCCTTGAACATTAAATGTAAATCCTCCACCTGTATTACCATTAGCAAATGTTGTTATTTTACTTGTAGCAGTATTTATTGTAGAATTTACAGTGCTTGAACCAATTGTTAATGTCCCATCACAACTCACACCACCACCAACAATAATTGGGTCATTAATAGATAAACCTGTAGATGTAGATGTTAAAGTTGTTAATGTTGTGCTATTATTAGATAATGTTAATGAACCATTACCTCCTGTTGTATTAGCAATCACTAAACCATAATCAACAGGTGTTGTATTAGAATAAATAGTATAAGCATTACTTCCTGTTGTATTCACTCCTAAACTTTGTCCAGTAATTGAATAAGTTGATGAAATAGGATTTAAAAAATTTGCTATATTACCTGATATAGGATTTACAGTAAATGAATAATTAGGATTACGAACAGTCAATCCAGCTGTATTACTGGTTTGAGCAGTATATAAAGTTAAATCATATGTTGGTGATGGGTCTAAATAAAAACTTGATGATTCTAATGTTGTTGTATTTGTTATATTTATAGGAGCAGATAAAGCACTACTCGCACTTGAACCTTGAAATATTTGTGTAGTCCCTACATCATAAGTATTAGATATATTTTTATAAACAGTATTTAAATTTGGTGTAGATGCGGAGAATTGTTGTGTGCCATCTGGAAATTCAAGATAATTAACAGTAGGTGTTCCTGCAAGAAGTAAATTTTGGCTTATAGTTGCATCTGCAGAAACATTTAAATCACTAAAATTCATTAAACCTTGTGCTACAGGATATTCACAAAAATTTGCTTGTAAGTAAGCCAAATCAATGGTATCAGGTTTAGGTATCCAATTATCAGGATTAAAAGCTTCTGTTGGGTCAATTGGTGGGGGATATTCAGCCATTATATTATATAATAATAGAATATAAAAAAATTATAATCTAATATATTTATATATAAATGAATAAAAATAAAAAACAGAATAAAATTGAAATAATAGATTGGTATAAAAAAATCCCATCTAAATATTTGACAAAGAGTCATAACCCAAATTACAATATCCATGGTCTAAAAATTCCATTCCGTTTATTAATCATTGGGTCAAGTGGGGCAGGGAAAACCCAGACACTTTTAAACATAATTCATAATATGGGTGATACATTTAATGATATATATATTATAACAAAAAATAAAGACGAACCATTATATAATTATCTTGAAGACAAATTAGGAAAACAAGGTTTAAAAGTTGTTGAAGGAATTAATAATGCTCCTGATTTAGATAAAGACATAGATAAAGAAGACCAAACTTTAATTGTGATGGATGATTTGGTATTGGAAAAAAACCAAAGACAATTAGAAGAATGGTTTTTAAGAGCAAGAAAGCAAAATTGCTCGCTTGTCTATATCAGCCAGAGTTATTTTGCTGTTCCACAAATGATAAGAAAAAATTTAACATATTTAGTTATAAAACAATTAGCAAACTTACCTGATTTATTTCGTATATTAAGAGAGTATTCATTAGGTGTTGATAAAAAACAATTACTTAAAATCTATGAGAATGCAATAAGTGATAATAAACAAGATTTCTTATTAATTGATTTAGATGCTGAACCAAAAGATAGATTTAGAAAAAACTTTAGTGATTTATATGATATTAGTTAATTCTATAAATTTTTATGAATTTCTAAAAAATAATATATGTTATATTATATAATGCTAATAAGAAATGTTAAGAGTATTCATGACATGAATAATAAAAAAACTCTACAAGCTGAACTTTTACAATTATCTATAGACAATGAAAAAATAAAAGAACAACGTGTAAGTGATTATAAAAACCCTAATAAACCACCGCCTGTACCACCTCAATATAAAACAAATGCTGAAATACAAGCAGATGCAATGGAACAACAAAAAATTGTTATAGATAATTTAAGAAGTTTAGGATTAGATTTTCAATTAGCAGCTCAAATATCTCAAGATTTAAAAACTTCTATAGCAGGTGGAGATGGAAATTTTCTTAAATTTAATAAAAACTTTCCTTACTTTAAAGAAAAAATTGAAAAAGGTTTTAATGCAAAAAATGCAACAGTTGATGAAATGATTGAAAAAATAAAAGATTATTTTGATGATATAGATAGTTCTATAGGACTAACATTAGGAGGTATAAGTTCAACTAATTTCTTTGGGTCAAAACCTTTAACATCTTTATCAATTTTACCATCAAGTGAAGCATATCAACAATTAGATTTAGATGTGGATGCGTTAGTTTTAACATATGCTATACCAACAACATCCGCATCAGGATTGAAAACATTAATAGCTCAATTAATAGTTGAATCACCAACTGACGATGATTTAAAATCAATTGAAACTTTTCCTAATATAATAAAAACCAGAATTAATAAAAGTATAGAAACATTAATTACAAAATTTAATTTCCCAACAAGTCAATTTTTATTTGATATTAATGTAGCATTATCAACAATTTCTTCACCACCAGAAGCAATAACATTATTAGCACAAACATCAAGAACTGTAGGAATGGTGAATACTAAAAGTTTTGATAAATTAAAAGAAGTTATGACGAAAATAAAAGAAGAACAAGCAAATCAACTTGCAACAGCAACAGGAATAGCAAGTGGTATTTCTACATCATCTCTATCTCCAACATTAATTACTACTGCTATAGCAAATCAACAAAAAGAGAATAAAGATTATGTTAAAAACCAGATTGATAAAGAGTTAAGACAACTTGAATTAACTAATAGGTTATACAATCCAAAAACAGCTGGTTTTTATAGTAATAAATATAGTGGAACTGTTGCAACAATAGATGGATTACCACCTAATGGTAAAAAAAATGATGAAGATAATATTATTTATGAATTTGGAGATGCTTTTTCAGCAGGAGCAGGTTCTCCAGGTACTGCTAAATATTTACCAAGAATTAGATATAGCGGTGGCACACCAATAAAATTAACAGCAAGTGGGCATTATAATTTAGGAAAATGGGATGGGACTAAATGGACTCCTACAGGTATTGGTAAAAATATTAATGATTTTGTTGCTATGGCTGGTCAAGACATAGGAACAAAAGGAAAAAAAATGTCATCATATTTTAGATATGATTTGCCAACTTTAAGAAAAATAGCAATAGCAGAAGAATATCCACAAATTGAAGCAATAATTGATACTAACCCATTATATCAACCTAAATATGATGATAGAACAAGAATTTTAGCACAAACAGCAGGACCTGCATCAAGTCCTTATATTGGTGGTTATGGTATAAAGAAAGGTAAGGGTGGGGATTTAAATGACCCATGGAGGAATACAGGATATTCAAAATATTATCATCCAAATATGACACCTGAAGAATATAAGCAAAAACAATGGGGGACAAAACCTGCACCCACAACAGGACAAGGAATGAAAAAGAAAAAATATAAAGATGATAGTTCAAGTGATGAAGATAATATACATATTGATATAAATTCACATAATGGAAAAAATTATCATATGCAAGGCGATGGTTTTATTAAAAGAAGAATTAAGATAGGTAAAGGGATTGAAATAAATAAAGACGAACCAAAATTTAGAGCATTTGGAAAGTATATAATACACATGCCACAACTTCATAATAATAATATTTTAAATTTTAAACATAAATCAGGAGGAACAATTCCATCAATTAAACCTGTAAATATAGATGATAATTTTAAAGATTTTATTATTGATGTTTTAGATTCAGGTCGTGTAAATGATAGACATTTTGATTCTTTGACCGAACCAGAAAAAAATCATTTTATTAAAGTTGTGAGAGGTGCAGGAATAATAAATGATTTAAAATTAAAACAATCAAATTATGATGCTGAAAAAAAAGATTTAGATAGACTTGATTTATTATTAGGAGAAATAAATGCAGGTAATGATAATACAAACATGATTAAAGAAGCTAAAATATTAATTAAGAAGTATGTATCAAATGGAAGAATATCACGTCAAAAAGGATTTGATATGTTAGCTGAATTAGAATAAAAAATAAAGTATAAAAAAAAATATAATATAATAATATATATAATGCCTAGAACTTTAATTTTAAATCAATCAAATATCGTTCCTAATACTGGTAATTCAACATTAGAGTATGTTTTCCCACAAGGAGGAATTAATTTTAACGATGAGTTCATTGCTGTTCAACAAATTTCTTTTTATCAATCTGTTTTTAATATAACACAAGCAAATAATAATAATCAATTTGCATATACATGGATTGATAATACATCTTATACAATTACTATACCTGATGGTTATTATGAATTAGTAACAATTTATGCATTTTTTAGAGATGCTATGACAGCTAACTTACATTATTTAATATCAGGTAGTAATTATGTTTATTTATTACAATTAGTAGTTAATCCAACAAAATATGCTGACCAACTTAATTGTTTTGCAATAAGCACAGCAATAGCAACATCAAAAGGATGGACTGTTCCACCAGGAGCAACATGGGTTTTACCAAATAATAATATTGTTCCTATATTTACTGTTCTTAATAATAATTTTCAAAATGTTATAGGTTTTAATGCTGGGAATTATCCAAATGCTACAATTGCAGGTGTTCAACCAAATCAAATTGAAACACCAGCATATACATCAACACAAGTTTTTTTATCCACTGAAGCACCACAACTTATTCCACAACCATCTTATTTATGTACATGTTCTTTAGTAAATAATAGATTAAGTATTCCATCACAATTAATTTATAGTATAACACCTGCTAATACACAAGTTGGTTCTCTTTATTCACAACAAGTAAGCGATATGGCTTTTAATAAAATAGAAAATGGTAATTATGTAAATTTTAGATTTAATTTTGTTGATTCATTAGGAAAAAATATTATATTTCAAGACCCTAATATGTTAATTCTTTTAGTTATTAAAAGTAAAAATGAATTAGGAATTATGTAAAAAAAAAATATATAGTAATATTATATATAAGATGTATTTGCTTAAAAGACAAATTGCGAATGGTAGATTTAATATAAAACCAGCTAAAAAAGGTGGATATGTAAGGATTATGAGGAATAAAACACATGGTTATGGTGTAGGTGGAGAAATATATGATAACGCAGATAATAATAGAGATAAATCAGTATCTCAACATTTAAACCAACAAATGAATCATTTAAAAGTAAGAAAATCCAAACCAAGAAAATATATATCTTTAAATCTTTAAAAATTATAAATAATTTAATTTAATTTAATATATTATAAAAATATTTTATATCTCTATAATATATATAATGGCTGATAATTTAGTTTATGAAGAAAGTTTAAACACCGAAATAGAAACAAGTGAATTTATATCTAAAAAATGGGTCTATGTTAACGACAACAATAACGCTAACTATACATCACAAATCGTAATCGATTCTACGCCACTAAGTAATGCGGGGGGCTATATTAGTTGGCAAGAAGGGTTCATTTTAATGCCCCTGCTTATTCAATTAACATCTTCAACAGCAGGAACTCTACCTGTGGGAACACCTAAGGGAAATTATTCATGGGCAATTAAGTCAGGTTTCTGGCATTTAATCAATTCAATGACAGTAGAATTCAATAATCAAAATGTAATACAACAAACTCCATTTTTAAATGTGTTTAGAAGTTTTAAAGCAAATACAAGTTATTCATTAGATGACCTTTTAAATGTTGGACCAACCACAGGATTTTATCCTGATAGTGCAAATTCATGGTTTTACAGTGATGATACAACTGCTAATCCAACAACTAGTCAATCATCTGCAGATTGTGCAAATAATTCTTTAACAAATAATAGAGATTGTGCATTTCAAGCACAAGCATCGGCAATACCAGCTGGTTTTGTTGCTACAGCATCAACTGTTGCACCGCCTCTATTTACCACACTTCCTGCTAATGGAATTGCTGGTGCTCCTACATTAAGTGATATTGGAGGGGCTAATTCAGGTATTACATATGATGGTGCGAGTGTTAATTCAGTTTTAACAGGAGGACCAAATTCAGTTAATGAAGGAATGGTTAAAAGACAAACATGGTATAATTACAACCCATTAAGTGCAAATGGTCAAGGAACTATTAATGGTTCAGTAGGATGTAGAGCGGTTTTAAGGTCTTTTTGTGATGAGGGTTTAAATGGAACTGCTGGTTCTCTTTGTTGGCAAGTTTACGCAAAATTAAGACTAAAAGATTTAGCCGATTTTTTTGAGAAAATGCCTTTATTAAAAGGTTCTACTATTAGATTTTATTTAAATACAAATCAATCAATTGTAAATTTCACAGCATTAAAACCACAAATAACTAAAGCCAGTGGGGTATTGGCTGTTTCAGGTGCGTTAACAATAAATTCAGTTAATGTTGTTGGAGGTTTAACCTGTCCTTTGATGGTTGCATCTAATAGAATAGGTAGTGGATTAAATCCATTAAGCAATCCAGACGTTGCTGTTAATACGCAAACTTTTAATTTATCTGTATCAATTGTTAGAAATAATTTCTCTGCTCAAGCTGGTGCAAATACTAAACAAACCACATTAACCGCATGTAGATTATATGCTCCTGTATATTATATGAATCCATTAGCCGAATCAAAATATTTAAGTCTTGCTCCAACTAAAAAAATAATGTATAAAGATGTTTTTCAATATCAATTTAATGGTCAAAGTAATGGGGTATTTAATTTTCTTGTTAGTAACGGCATAAGTAATATTCAAAGTGTGCTAGTCGTCCCATTCCTATCTAAAAATAATCTAATGACAACTTCTGTAGGTGCTGGACAAGTTCAAGCAAATTTATCATATCAAAATCCATGTAGTGCATCTCCTGCAATGCCTGACCCTATAATGATAAGTGACTTCAACATTTTAGTTTCTGGTGTGAATTTATTTCTCAATAATGAGGTCTATGATTTTGAAGCTTTTATTGAACAGTTGGCTCAATCTAATCAAATTAATGGTGGTCTTACAACTGGTTTAGCATCTGGTTTAATAAATGAGTCTGCTTTTAGTTCAGGTTATAGATATTATTATGGTGATTGTTCAAGAATATTACCAAGTGAGCAAGGTGTATCACGTTCTGTTCAAATTGTAGGAAATAATGTATCAACCGCAATAATCGATATAATGGTGTTCGTAGAATTTATGAGAGAAATTACCATTGACATATCAACAGGTGCAAGAATTGAATAAATTCATTGATATAAAATAATTTATTTTAGAAAGCGATGTTTTATAATAATAATTTAAAAATACAGTTTTTAAATTATTATCTATTTATATAATATATATAATGGTTCATCATATTATGAATCCGCCACATAATGACGAGAGTTTTATACCTCATCAACTTCATATAACAACAGATAAGGCTAAAAAAATAATGAAAGGATTACCTGTAATTATCCCTCATTCACATATGGGTAGTGGTGTTGGACATCATATTATTATGTTGAAACCTCAAAATGCAAGAAAACTTTTAACATCTTATAAAAAAGGTAAAGGGATGAAAATGCATTTAACACCTCATGAAATACATCATACTATACATCATGGAAGAGGTTTTTTTGATATTGCTAAGAAAATATATCATGGAGCGAAAGAAACAGTTAAATCAGCATTAAAAAATCCTGTTATCAATGATATGGCGAGTGATGCTGTGCATTATGGAAGTGATGCTGTTGGAACAGCTGTTGGAACATTTTTTGGTAATCCTATGGCTGGTTTAGCAGTAGGCGAATTATTAGGAAGAGCAGGAGAACATGCAATTAAATCACAAAAAGTAGATACAGGAACTAGAGATAATACTGTTTCAGGAACATTAAAAGGACAAGCAAAAGAATTAGCATTTGATGCAATACATAATAAAATAGATGAATTACCTAAAGAATATAGAGATGTAGCAAAGAAAGCATTACAAGGAAGTTTTGATATCAGTGAAGCAAAAAAAGCATATGATAACACACATGGTGGTTCAGGATTATATGGTGGTGGAAAATTAAAAAAAGGTAGTAAAGAAGCAAAAGCATTTATGGCATCAATAAGAAAAAAGAAAAAAGGAGGTGATATCAACTGGGACCCACTTCATGTTGGTGATAAACTTAGAGATGCAGGAAATCAAATAAAAGACACATTTACTGATGTTGGTAATAAAATAGTGCAAGGAGTTAATGATGTTGGACATGCTGTTGTTGGAGGAGTTGACCATTTAGGAAATGATATTAAAGGTGCTGTAAGTCCTGTTATTACAAGTGTAAAAGATATAGTTCATTATCCAGATTTGTTAAATGCTGTTAAGAATAATCCTAAACTAATAAATGATATGATGACTGATTTAAAAACTGTTGGACATTATGTTATTCCTGCTACTTTAGGTGCATTAGGAGGAATGGCAGGAACTGAATTAGGAGGACCATTGGGAGGAATTGCTGGTTCGTCTGCTGGTTCTTATGCAGGAACACAAATTAATAAAAAATTAGGTATTGATGATAATACTACATTTGCTGGTATGGGAATTAAACGTTCGAGAGGTCGTCCAAAGAAAGGAATGGGAATAGCCAGCGAATCCATGGTTTTTAAAAGAGCATTAAGAAATAATTTTAATGGTTTAACTTTAGCTAATTATCAAGTTAATAATGCACCTATTAGAGATTTTCATACTAATCCGCATGTTAAACCTTCTTCATTAGAAATGACATTATCACCTTATCAAAGTAATTCTTCACCTGCTATGAATCCTTTTGTTCCTACTAATTATGCTCAAATGGGTGGGACAAGCTGTGGTTATGGTGGGAAAGGATTGCATAATAAATTTGGTCATAGTAGACATATGGTTCAACCTATACATGGTGTTGGATTATATGGACCTTAAAATTTAATTTAATTTAATTTATTTGTTAATATAATATATATGTTAACAAATATTGATATAGAAAGAAAAGCAAAAAAACTTGATTTACCTTTAGTTGGTGTTTATTCGAAAAATGAATTATATAATATACCTAGAAAAGTAGGAAGTTATTATATTAATTTAATGGATGATGATAAAGTAGATGGTGAAGGTAATAATGGTTCTCATTGGGTGTTTGCTAAAATTTATAGTGATGCTAATAGAGATGATGTAAGTGATGAAGAAGGTGGAAATAAATTAACCCATGCTCTATACTTCGACCCTTTTGGATTTGGTATGCCTAAAGCCGTTTCAGCATTTTTAAAACCTTTTAACCCTGTATATTGTAATAATAGAGAGATACAGAGTGTTGATTCTTCATGGTGTGGGTGGTATTGTTTAGCATGTGATTATGCTTTAGAACATCATCAAATAGGTGAAACATATTTAGAAGATTATGAAAAGTTTTTAAATATATGGAGTGATAATCCAAGAAAAAACTTGACTATATTAAAACAATTTATTCATAAAAATTTTTAATCTTTATAAACTAATACTAATATTATATTTTCATTTAACTTATGATTATGATAATTTGTATAACCTTGTTTTTTTAATAATGATGGTGTTATTTGTCTAAACCTGTATAAATTTTTTGTTTCATCAACTTTTTTAATTAAATAATTATTTTCTTTTAACCAATCTATTGCTTGTTGTAATGTTATATTATTTTTATTGAATAATACACTTTGAACCTTATACATATAATATATTATAATAAAAAAAATATATAAGAATTAATATTTTAATTAAAAAGTATTTAAAAAAATAATATCTAAATATAATATATATAGAATGATAATGGAAAATCCAATTGATTATTATAATGATGTAATAGGAGCAAATGCACAAACAGCAAATATTTATACAAGAGATGATATTATTTTACCAGATGAAAATTGGGAATTAATAAACAGTGCTTTATTAGATTGGGAGGATATTAAGAAAAAATTTGATATAGATGAATATGGTAATCAACCAATAATTATTTGTAAAAAAACAACTTATACACAAGCTCATAGAAAAGCACAACAAAAATATAGAGAAAAATTTCCTGAAAAATATAATGAAGTTCAAAGAAAATTATATGATGATAAGAAAAAAGATGATGAATGGAAAAAGAAATTTAATGAAAGAAGTAAATTAAATAATAAAAAATATAGAGAAAAGAAATTACAAGAAAGAATCGAATCAGGATTAGAATTAAAGCCAAAAGGAAGACCTCGTAAATTTAAACCAGAAATTATTGATGTAAAAATTGATAATTTAGTTTTAGAAGGTCAAAACCCTGATAAAATTGATGAACCAAAAGTAGAAGAAAAAGTTGAAATTGTATTAGAAGAACCTAAGAAAAAACGAACTTATAAAAAGAAAGAAAAAAATATAGAAATAATATTATAAGAAATTTTTATTTTAATTAAAAAATAAATTTAATTAATTAATTAATTAATTAATTAAATTGATTTAAAGAAAAAATAATATATAGTATATATATATATGCCAAGATTAAGTAATTTACAAATTTTAAAAAACAATTCAAAAAAAGAATTATTATCTATTAAAAATAAATTTGACCCAAGAACATATGCATCATTAGTAAACCAAATCGATAATGCTATTGGTAAGTCTAGTGCTTCAAAGTTAGCAAGTGATATAAGATTAATTAAAAATAAACCAGTTCAACAGGATTTATTAACATTATCAAAAATTAAAGAATTAAAAAATAAACAAACTTTATTATTAGAAGAAATTAAAAATAATGAAGCATTAAAAAATAAACCAAAATATGCAGGTATGACTTTAATTGATAGAGTCAAATTTTTTAGTAAATATGGTTTTAGATATATTAATATTAAAACAGAAGAACAATTTTATGAAGCAATTTTAGATGCTAAAACAAGATATCCTGATAATTTACAACCAACTTCTGTTTCTATTTATATTAGAACTAAAGATGGTAATAAAGTAAGAGCAATAAGTCTCACAAATGATGATTTAATTTCATTTGATAGATTTAAAGAATCATTAGAAAGAATAGTTTCAGGTAATTTTGTTGGTAGTGATGCAATTGATTTACAACAGTATGATATAGTATATGATGAATTTGCATTAGCAAGTGCGAGAGTTGAAGGACAAGGAAGTAGTGAAGATATGATGTTTGAAGTTTATGGTATTGAACAGAGTAAAAGAAAAGTTGGTAAAAAAGAAGTTGGTAATAAAGATTGTGCTTATCAATGTTTATTGAAAATAAAAGAATTGGGTGTTAATATAGATTTTAATAATGTGGAAATTGATAAATTAAGAGACTTTGATTATTTACAGAATTTTATTCAGGCTAATGATTTACCTATTGATATTATGTCTAATTCTTTTAGAATGTTAAGAAATCCTGATGATATTATTGTAAATAATCCAAAACAAAAAGAAATTAAAATTAAAGATAAAAAAGGTAATGAAAGAAAATATATATGTGCAAATCTTGAAATAGATAAAGATATAACTATTGTAAAATTACATACACAAAATGTTTTAAATGGTGAGAAAAAACAAACTATTATATATGATGAAGTAAATCAGCATTATGATGTTATTAAAGGTGATATAACAATTAGAGATGATGTTTATCTTTCAATGAGTTTTAAAGTAATTAAAAATGATAGAGTTTTATTTACAGCTAGAGAAGTAAATAAAAATAGTAGAGCGGAAAAGAAAGTTGATTTAGAATATGTATTTTTTGATTATGAAACAGTAATTGATTTTAAAAAGAGTTCATGTATGCAAGAATATAGTTTATCAATATTAGTTCTTAATCCATCTCAATTAATAGAACTAACAGAAGCAGATGAGAAAAAAGATGAAAAAAAAGTAAAAGATATTAGAAGAGAATGTTGTAAAACATTTTTGGGTTATGATTGTTCAACTCAATTTATTAAATGGATAATTGCGAATCAAGCTGATAAAGCTTTTGTATTTATTGGATTTAATAATGCTAATTTTGATAACTTTATTTTATTAGATGCTTTATTAAGACATGATGATACAAGTGATGAATTTTCAGTAAGTAGTATTAGATATAATGGTTCTCAATTATTAGATTTTACTATGTGTGGAAGACATTGCACATTTGATATACATAAACATTTAATGGGTTCATTAAAAGCAAATTGTGAATCATTTAAAATTAATTGTTGTGCAAAAAAATCTTTTGACCATAACAAAGCTCAACAATTATATTTAAATAATGAATTAATTGATTTCATTACAGATAATGACGAATTAAAAGAATATAATGAGTATGATGTATTAGCAACAGCCGTTTTATTTCAAAAATATAAAAACGCATTATTTGAAATAGAAGCAACAAAAGAATATGCTAGAGAATTACATAGTATTAAAACTGTAGGTTCTTTAATATTTAAAGTATTTGAAAAAAGTAAAAAAGATAAAAAATTTGAATTACCAAAATTATCTTTCGAAAGATATAATGATTTACAAAAAAGTAAAATTGCTGGTCGTGTTGAATTATTCAATGGAGTTCAAAAAGTTATGGAGAGACTTGTATCAACTGATGTATGTTCTTTATATCCTTATGTCATGTCTGTTGCTCCTGTTTATTATCCATGTGGTGAAATGGTTGATACTGATAAATATATGGGAAAAGATGTTATTGGATTTTATTATTGTGATATTGACCAATCAAATTTAAGAGGGAAAAATTTACCTAAAATTTATGCTAAAAAAACTGCTATTGAAAATGATTGGGGTCATGAAGAATTATTAGAAAATTATTTAATTAGTAATGTTATGATTGAATTACTTTTAAGACATGAATGTAAAGTTGTAATTAAAAATGGTTTTTATTTTACTGAAAAGAAAAAGAGTTGTGATATGTTTGATTTTTTATTAGATTTTATGAGTGCTAAAAATGAACAAGATACAAAAAAGAAAGATAAAGATGAGACATATAATTCAGCATTAAGGGAGACATTAAAATTATTAATGAATTCATTAAGTGGTAAAGTTATAGAAGGACTTCATACTGACCAAACAAAAAATGTTGATTCAGTTGAAGAATATATTAAAATAAAAGAAAAATCAAAAACTATTAATACTATAAATACTATTGGTAATAAAATATTTGTTTCTTATGAAGTTTCAGGTGAATCACTTATAAATAAACAAAGACCTATTTATTTAGGTGTATTAATTTATGATTATGCTAAAAGTTATATGTTTGATTATTCATATAGTAAAGTAGGATTAAATGAATTATTATATACTGATACTGACGCATCTAAATTTAGATATTCTCGTTTCATTGAATGGAAAGAATGGGTTGATAATAAAAATATTCAAGTACCACATTGGGAAGAAGTTGAAAAAATTGATGAGAGATATAAGAATCATAAAATATATGAAACAGGTTCTAAAGTCTTTGGTTCATTTGAAGATGAATTAGAAGATAATATTGGAACAGATTATGTATTTTATTGTCTTGAAAAAAAATCATGGTGTTATTCTGTTGATGGTCATTCTAAATTTAGATTCAAGGGATTGAATGGTTCAGCTTTACTTTTAACCTTGGGGGAGGATTTTATAAAAGCTAAAACAATCAAACACAAATCTAAAAATGGAAAAGATGCATGGGAAGAAAAGAAATTTTATGTACAACCAGAAAAAGAATTAGAAGTTTATAATTACGCTCAAAATAATAAACATACTGCAATTGAAAATAATAATGAGTTAAAATTCTTTGAACAAATCTATTCAACAGGTGAGGCTTATTTATTATGCTCATCTTTTAGAAAGATTGTAAAAAATTCTGCTCATAATGTTGAACTAGGTAATGAAAATAAATATAATAACTTGATGAATAAGGTTCAAGTAAATTATATGATGAAACATATTAATTTATATAAAAAATAAAATATAATTATAATATATATGAATAGTAAAAATACACTATTAGCAAGAGCAAAAGAAATACAAGATAAACTTGAATTAGAAGATAAAAAAAGATTACTTGGAACAAATAAAAATTTGGGTGTGAGAAAAAATTTATTAAAAAATAAAGTTATTCCATTTTTTAATGAAGACTTAATTGAAAGAAATAAAAAGACTTTATTACATAGATATGAAATTGCAAAAAAGAAAGGAGAAGAAAATTTAAGTTTATTAGAAAGAGGATTTATGGAGGGAAATGAATTAACTAAAATAGGAAGACATAAAAGAAAAAAACCTGCTGTAGTAGAAAAAGTAGAAATAAATAATGAAGTAGCTTCACCCTATGATGATAGGTTTGATAAATATAATTATTACATACAAAAATATAATATTCCATTTTTTAGAAATGGTTTAAGAAAATCATTTAAAGATTTAGCAAATGATATTCACAAGTATGAAATGAAACATAAAAAAATATTAATTAAAAAAGGTCTCGACCCAAAATATAAAGAATATGGTCATTATATAAATATAGTATAGTAATTAAAAAAAAATCTAGGGGAGGATTTTTTATTTTTTTTAATTACAGAAGTTAATATCTTATAATTTTTAAATATTTAAATATTTTTTAAATATTTTTTTTTATTTTCACAAAAACTAGTTTTTTGAGGTGGATTTATAATCGGTT